AGAAGGAGCTTTAGGTGCAGATCGAGCTTTTTCTGGTGATTGAAAACCTTGCAAAGCTTTATCAAACCGATTCAAAATCTCCATAAATCTGTCTAAAAGTGGAGTAGGAATCGAACTTACAACTCCACTTGTATCAGGTTGAACTTCTCCGCCAGTTGGATCTGCCATTCCACTAATAACATTAGTTGCAAGACCTGCCCCACCTCCGAGTAATCCTGCTGTTCCAAGCATCTTCAACATTCCACCTTTACCAGGCATAACTCTTCTTAGTGGTCCTCCAGGAACATTAACATCTAAGTTAATTCCACCCGCGCCACTAGAAGCAGAAGGTAAATTAGATAATTGATTTACTATTTTGCTGATTGTTGTTCTGATTAATGCTGCAACTCTAAACGTTTCTGAAAAAACATTTTGTAAGGCTTGTAAATTATCTCCAAGTCTTTTTATATTTTTCCGATTACCTAAAAATTGAATATAACTAATTGCTTCTTTATATAAGGATAGGAAATTTTCAAGGATTTTATTTGGAGTTTTAGAAGTCAACTCGTTTATTCTATTTCTGTATTCTCCAAGTTGACTTGCAAAAGTTTTCTGAATAAAATTCTGTATATTTTGATTTACACTTTGTAGTTTATTTTCTACGTTTGATAAGATATTAGTAGACAAAGTATTGATGATTGATCCAAGGTCTGGTGCTTTAGGTGCAACAGCTGCAGCACCTCTTTGAAATCCTACAATTTTATTTGCAGCAGACGCAACAATAGATGTACCTAGTGTTTGACCACCAGAAATAAAATTCATCGCACCAGAGAGTGTTGCCGGTCTTTCGGCAACTGCTACTCCTGGATTGATTGCTGGTTTAATTGCCACGATTTGCTGCCCTAGCTTTTTCGTTTTCTTCTTCGATATGTTGTTTCAATAGAGCGAGATAGATATCTCGTTCCCAAGGAATCATGTTTTCAATCTCAGTCAAAGAGTATTTATGGAACTGCATGAGAGCAAAGTTAATTCGATAATATGACTCCAACTCCATGTGAGCCATACTTAGCCGAAAAAACTTGTTAAACCCTCCAACGTTACGTTATTCTTGACTTTTGTTTTTGGATTTGTAACTTCAAACGTATGGGAAAGTTTAGGCATAGTTTCAAAGAACTTTTCAATCTTTTTGAATTGTTCTGTATTCATACTTTCAATAAACTCAATGAGTTCTTTCTTAGTGCAGTCTGCAGCAGCCCAAGAATCTTCCGCAGTAAAAATAGATTCAATGCAAGAAGAAATAATATCAAAAGATTTTTCAATAGTTGACATTGATTCCTGAGATGAGAAATCAAAATTATTTTTAATGAATTGATCCAAAGATGGATACTTCATTTTAATTACAATTTGATCATCTACTTTAATTTCCGTGGTATGATCTGGGTCTTTTTGAACCTGAATTTCATCCACAAATATTTTTACAGGAACTTCAGTTTCTCCATCATCAGAACAAGTTATGATCAGTTCAATTGATTCTGATACTGATTTTGCTCTGATATTTAAGAAAATGTATTCTATATCAAAGGAAGGAAGATCCTCTACTTTGATTCCTTTGGTCAGAATACAATCTTTGAGTACAGACTTGATTGCGAGAGTAATTTGTTTTACATCCTGACTTTCTAGTGCCAAAATTAAAACCTTCTCTTCTTTTACAAGAAATGGTCTATACTTTATACTCTTTCCTGAAGATGGCAACTCAAGTTCATAAGTTGGCGTAGCAATTTTAGGTAATGGCATTGATAATTATGTAATCAGTTAAATTTATTTATTGTATTCTTAGAGATGGATTTGTTCCATTAAAGTATGGTGGGAATTGTCTTTGTGCAGAAGATCCAAAATTTATGCTAGGAGTAGATAACACTGGAATTTGGCCATTATTATTAAATTGTTCTGCAAAAGAATCATCTGCAATAGAACCAGTTCCTTGATGATTCAAAATTACATATCTTTCATATGTAAAATTAACTGTGGTTTTTGTAATAGTACTTCCTTCGTAAGTAACAGGAAGTGCAGTTAATTGTGTTGGAAATGCATTAATAAAATAATACGTTAACATGGATGGAGTTCTTTCTACTTCACCTATTGAATTAACATAAACATCTCTTTCAAATTTCGTAATAGCAATAGGTTTTTTATACGTGTTTGGATATCTAAATCTTAAGACTTCCCAAGCATCATTGATACTACTTAAAGTTCCAGATGGCTCTCCTTTTTTTATTCTTCCAGTTCTATTGTGTATGGGATTAATGAAATTTATCCATTCTTCAAATAAACGAATGATACCATATTCTGCATCAACGTAAAATGTCATTGATATGTCTGGAAAATCTCTTTTATTTGGGAATTTTTCCGTTATACCTTGTTTAGATCCAAACTCTTCTGTTACTCCTAAAGTTGTTCCTGGCAAAGAAGTTTCATTACACATGAACTCATAACGTAATGAATTTAAATTTGCATTATTTCCATTAAAGAGATTTGACCCTAAAACACCACAGCTAACCAACCATGAATTGATATTAGTATCAGAGTTTGCTGAAGATACCGTGTCTCCTAAAAAAAGAGTTATTTTAAATTGACTTGTTACTGATAGTTCGCCGAATAAATCTTGAACACTAGGTAAAGCCCCTCTTCCATCATTGGTTCCTCTTGGAAGAGTCATTCTAGTGTAGATTGGGTCTACTCTAAATCGATTTGTAGGATAATCCGGCCTAAATCTCTCAGTATCAGGCATCTATAAATATTTTTTAAGGATCTATAGTATGTATATGAGTTATAAGGGTAAATAGACATAAATAATTGGGAAAGTTAATTTATAAAAATGCAGTTTGATACAACTCAATTGTCAAAATCTTTAAATATTGAAAGTATTGGAGTTATTGATCTTAATTTAGAAGATGATCAAAAATGGAACTGTGAAAACCAAATATCAAATAAAAGAAAAAGTAATCAATCTGCATTTTACTGGAATAATTTGAGTCAAAACGAGAAAGAGGAAAGATTGAAAAATCATGGAATGACAGGAAAAAAACATTCCAAAGAAACCAGAATGAAGATGAGTCAATCTGCATCGGGAAGAAAAAACAAAACTCTACATAAAGGCGGTATTCTTGAAAAAGATGGAAATGTGGTTGAGTTTTCTTGCATCACACATTTTTGTAAAGAATATAATTTAAGTTGTGGACATGTTTGTGAACTATTAAGTGGTAAGAGAAAATCGGTAAAAGGTTGGAGGAGATATAATGGGTAGATCTATAAAAAGTAAATATCGTCCAGTAAATCCAAAGAAATATAAAGGCGATCCTACCAATATTATTTGTAGAAGCAGTTGGGAAAGAAAATTTTGTAGGTATTGCGACTTAAACGAAAATGTAAACCAATGGCAATCTGAAGAATTTTGGATTCCCTATAAAAATCCTCTGGACAATAAAGTTCATAGATATTTTCCAGATTTTTTCGTGAAGTATAAAGACAAAAATGGAAATACACGAACAGTAATAATCGAAATTAAACCCAAAAAAGAAGTGGAAATGCCTGAACAAAATCCCAAAAGACGAACAAAGGCATGGGCTTATAAAGTTCAAACTTGGGTTAAGAACCAAGCAAAATGGAAAGCAGCAAGAGAATATTGTGCAGATCGTAACTATGAATTCCGAATCATGACTGAGGAGGATTTGGGAATATGAGTTGGAAAGACGAACCTTATATTGATGGTAAAGGTTTTGGGTATGATCTTTTAAAACAGTCGGGAAAGAAGAATAGGAGTGGGGATTGGTACTCCGGCCAACTCAGACAATATCTTGGAGAACTCGATCAATCGGATATCAATCTTGAAGATACTGGTGGAATTGAAATTGGAAGAATGTACTTTTTCATTTATAGCGCAAGTACAAGAGAATTGAGTTTTTTTGATAGACAACCTCTTGCATACATTACTGAAATTAATTATAGTAAAAATTATTTTATTGGAATAAATTTACATTATTTAAATAGACAATATCGTGAAGGAGTTGCAAAAGGTCTAATAAATAAGTCAGATACCGTAGGTATACCTCGTAATACTATTCATCGTTACTTTTTTTCTGGAGTTGCTGGAGGATTTTTAAGAGTTCCAGAAAAAGATTGGCCCTCCGTTGCATTATTACCAACCGAAAAATTTGTTGATATGAGAGGACAACCTTTCCCCAATCACAGAGCCTGGAGTAAGCCCTAAGTGACGTATAAAACAGTAAGAACAAATACAGCTAATGATATATTCCTTAACCAAAATGGAGTAGATTATATTATTCAATATGATTCCTCCAATGGATCAGGTATAGTTATTCAGGCTAATGCTCCCGCAGGAACTCAACCAATATATCAAGATGGTAGATGGAATGCTAGTGCTACTCAAATAGGACTAACTCCACAACAACAAAATGGTTACCATAATCAAATTCAACAACTTGTTTATACTGCATATCAAAGAGCAGGGGGCAGATCAACAGGAGCAGTTTTAGGTCCATGGGCTCAACCACAAAATTTTAACTTACCTCCTGGGCAAACTTCAAATCCACCAACTGCAAATAATTCCTCTTCAAATCAAGGAACTGGTCAAGGTTTGGGTTTCCAGTCGTTAACAGCGTTAGCACAGTCTCTAAACGTATCTCAAAATGCAACTCAATTTCTTGTAAATGGAGATGCTTTCAGTGGAGCAGGTAATGATTCTGCTCTATTTGGTCGTACAATGATGTATCCCATGGATATGAATATTGAACAACAAGATTCTTTACAAATAACTGGATATCGTTATAGACCTTCAAGGTCAAATTCTTTTTTTGGAGTTAGCAATACAGGAAATACTGGTTCAGCGGTATTAAATGAAGTTAGAGATATATTGAATAATGGATTTCAGTCCGAGTCTAATTATATTAGAGAACAAATGATTGGATTGGTAATACTTCCAATGCCAAATAAAGTTGCAGATTCCAATAATGTAAGTTGGGGTGAAGATTCAATGAATAATCTTTCTGCAGCAGCTACTGCAGCTGTAATTAATGATCTTCCTGGATACGCTACAGCTGCGACTGCTGGAGGTGCGTTCGGAACTGCTAGTGGAGGAGTCTTTCTAAAAGCACTTTCAGACCTTGTTCTAGCTGGCGGTGGTAGTAAAGAATTGAGTACATTACTTGGACCTTCTTTGGCTTCAAAATTTTTAAAAATGGGTGGATTTGGAGTAGATACTGAGACTATTCTTTCACGAGGATTAGGAATTGTACCAAATTCTAATTTAGAATTATTATTTAATGGCCCAACACTTAGGACATTTACATTTACTTATAGATTAAGTCCAAGAGAACCTGCAGAGGCTTCTAGGGTTAGGAGAATCATAAGATTCTTTAAACAAAGTATGGCTGCTAAAAAAATAACCTCAACAGGCGGAGCAGCAGGACAAGCTTCCTTCTTCTTAGGTACTCCAAATATTTTTAAATTAGAATACAAAACAAATAATAGAGATGGAACAACTGGTCAATTTATAGATGGTGTAAATAGATTTAAAACCTGTGCATTATCAAGTTTTCAATGTGATTATACTCCAGATGGATTTTGGGCGGCATATGAATCTGGCCAACCAGTATCTACTGTTATGAGCATGACCTTTAATGAACTTGAACCCATCTATGATACTGACTATCAAGATGGAAATATCTTCTCCAGTAGAACCGATTTACAAAAAGTTAATCCTGAATCAGTAGGATACTAAAATGCCATACTTTAGAGAACTTCCCAATATACAATTTAATAATAGAACAAAGAATGAAGTTTCTAACGATGAAGTAATCATTGTAAAAAACTTATTCAAACGTGCAAAAATTAGAGAAGATTTTTCTCAAGTTGCAACTGCATTTCAATACTACTCAATAACTGAAGGTGAAAGGCCCGATCAAATTGCAGAAAAAGTTTATGGAGATCCAGAACTTGATTGGGTAATTTTATTAACAAATAATATTTTAAATGTACAAGATGAATGGCCTTTAAATCTAGATTCTTTTTACAAGTACATGATTGATAAGTATGGATCTGAAGACGCATTTAATGATGTTCATCATTATGAAACTATAGCAATTTACGATAGTTATAATAGAGAAGTTTTACCTGGTGGATTACTGGTCGATCAAGCGTTTTATGATGCTCCAGAATATGTAAGTTTAGACGAAGCTCCTCCTGGAATAACATTTCCTCCCATAACAGTTCCTGGAACTCAATCAGTTTTACTTCCTGTAGTTGGTGCTGGATTTAGTATAGCTTCAGTTTTTATTGCAAATGCTGGTTTAGGATATTATAGTAAACCAAATGTCTTTTTGAGTTCTCCTCCAGTAACTTCTAATGCTTCTGTCAATTGTTTAATATCAAATTTTAGAGTATCTTCTTTTGTTGGATTAGTCAGTGGTCAAGGTTATAATAATATTCCAACCGTTACTTTTAGTTCTCCGCCAACTTCAACTCAAGCTACAGCAACATGTGAGTTAGGAAGTGGTGCATTTTTTAGTAGAGTATCTGGAATAACTTCTCTCAGTGGAGGTATAGGATATGGATTAACTGCTCCAACAGTTCAATTTCAATTTCCTCCCAATGTTTTCTCCGAAGGATATTATTTGGCAAACTCTTCTATTTTGGCGGGAGATGGATTAGAAGGGATGTATGTTCGTTCTGATGGAACAAAGGTTTATACAGCAAGTCTCTTTAGTGGAGATAGAATTAGAGAATTTAATTTATCTATACCTTGGAATATCTCTACTCTAACCCAAGTAAATGGATTAGATGTTAGTGCTGACTTTAGTTATACAACTGGAGTTGAATTAAGTCCTGATGGAATTTATATGTATGTTTCTGGAGGACAATCTGGTTCATATAAAATTGTAACTTATTATCTGTCTACAGCATGGAATCTATTAAGTGCATCAAAAATACACGAATTATCTACAAATTCTCCAGGTGGAGTCAGATTGAAATCTGATGGAACTAAGATTTACATCTTAGATTTGACCACTCCAGACATCATCAAACAATATGATCTGGGAACTCCATGGGATCTTTCCACAAGATCTGGATCTACAACAGGACAATTGGATGTTAATACTATTACTGGAGATAATAATTTATTAGGATTTAGTTTCTTTGAAAATGGAACAAAATTATTCGCTGTTGGATCTGATGTTCAAGCTATTTTTGAATTTGATCTCTCAACTCCTTGGAATGTATCCACAGCCACATATAAACTATCTTATTATGTTGGAGATAAAATTTCACAACCATGTGATGTTTATATAGATTCAAACAGACAAAAAGTTTTTGTTGCAGGAAACAGTCCTACAAATTTGAATAGAATTCACCAATATGAAATAACATCTGTTGCAACGGGAATATCTACAGTATCAAATAGTTCTGTATCTAATATTTCTATAACAAATCCTGGATTTGGATATACGCAAGCACCAACGATAACAATATCTGCACCTTATCCACAAGTAACAGCGACAGGTATTGCAAGTATTACTGCGGGAATAGTAACTGCTCTTTACATTACTAATTCTGGATTTGGATATACTCAGGTCCCTACAGTTACTATTGAATCGGCACCTATTTCACGACAAGCAATATTCAAATACTCCATGAACAATAATTCTGGAATAGCTACTGTACAAATTGTTGATGGTGGTCAGAATTATGTCAATTTCCCATTCTTCTACGTTGATCCTCCTTCAGATTTAGTGAACGTGGAAGTTAATGACACCTATTCACAAAATAATAAAACTTGGAAGTGGACCGGAACAGAGTGGAAAGAAAAAATAACAGAAGGTTTGCAATATTTTGATCCAACAATTAGTTCTATTCTTAGAGTAGATGGTAAAAATTGTTCAAGACCAGTATCAAATTATGAATATGAATCAAAACTAAATGAAGATAAAAGACAGATTTTGATTTTAAGACCAGAATACTTGTCTGTTGTAATTACTGATCTGAAGAATTCTATGAAATATAATAAAGAATCTACTGATTACATATCAGATACTTTAAAAAATAGTTATAATCCAAAACTTTCTGGAGTATAAAAAAAGGAGGGTTTTATCCCTCCTTTTACTTTATCAGGACTCGGCGAGTTTCTGGAAGTAACTCAGAGCATCATCTGCATCTTCATCATCTTCTTCCTGAACTGCAGGACGAGCAATCTCAAAGGAAGGAGTGGAACGCTTCGGGGCGGATTCACCACGGCGTTCTGCTTCCCACTGTTCATCCTCTTCAACGGTCTCAGGATCCTGTCGTGCAGGCGCTTTTGCACCCAGGACATAATCCAGACGCTTCTTCAGTTCATCATAGGACTTGAAGTTTGATGCAGCAGCGAACTCATTGAGATCGTTCAGGTTCTTGTAGATGCGTTCCAGTTTGTCATCATCATCCAGAAGAGCAGAAGGCTTCTCAAACTCAGACTTATCGTAGTTCCAGTAACCTTCAACCTTACGAATCTTCAGTTTGAAGTTAGCACCAGTCCAGAAGTCAAAAGGATTGACGGCTTCTTCATCTGCAAACTGCGGTTGCATCGCTTCGGTAATCTTATCATAGATCTTCTTACCGAACTTATAGAGGAACACACGACCCTCATTCTCGGGGTGTGCAGGATCACTCACCACATAGATGTTGGCGTAGTAGGAGAGTTTGCGTTTCTGTTTCCGAGCAATCTCCTTATCACGATCAGATCCAGAGTTCCACAGAACACGGTTGTGTTCGGACACAGGATCTTTCTGTCCCAGAGTCGTCAGAGAGTTTTCGATGTACCAACCACCAGGGCCTTGGAATGCATGACTCCAGACTTGGGCCCAAGGAAGTTCACATCCTTCAGGTGCAGGGAGGAATCGGATGACTGCATAACCATTTCCGGCTTTGTCTACTTCAGGTTTCCAGAAACGATCATCAGCACCACCTTCTCCACTATTCAGTTTTTCGACTTGTTTGATCAGTTTTTCAGTCAGTGAACCAGCACGGGACTGTTTCTTGAGATCAGCAAAAGACATTTGTATTCTCCGTATTGAGTGTATTTGGCCTTTGGGACGACTTTATCTTACCGCAGGGTAGAAGGGTTGTCAAGCCCCATTTTTTCAATAATTTACTTTGATCCCATGTTCTTTTTCAACTCTATCTGCTACTTCTCTTTTACCTTCCTCTCTAGCAGTTTCAATTGATTCTATTTCTTCTCTTTCTTTTTTGATTTTATCTTTTTTATTTTTTATTTTTAAATTTTCCGATTCTTCTTTTTCTTCCGTTTCTTCTTTTTGTTTTTTTATTTTATTACTTTTATCTATTGCATCTTGTTTAGATTTTTTAATGGCATCTTTTCTTTTCTTTTCATATCTTTGATGAAAAGAAAGTTTTTCTTCTTTGGCTTTGGCTTCAGATAAAAATTGGGAAAATGTTTTCATTAATCTTTTGGCATTTCTTCTGGATTTTCTATTTGAAGTTCAAATAACAAAGGATGACACATTTCATCAATCAGATAATTTGACCAACGATACATGTCTTCAGATGTATAATATTCATTATTTTCGGCTTCTACCTGTATATATGGATCTTCCTGCATAATTAACGGAATATCATCAAATGTAAAAGGAATTCCATTTATGAAATACATATCTACAATCTCACCATTGTGGTAACAATATGCGGAGGTGATCTTGTAGTGGTAGGACATCTTACATATCTGCGATTTTATCTAAACGAGTCAGAGTGGTTTCCATCTCTGCGAATAATTCATTAACATTTTTTCCATCAAATCCCAGGAATTTAGCAGCTTCTTCGATTCTTTCTTTCATTTCAAGTGCTTCTGGGTCATCAGATAATGAGAGACGGAAGTAAAGATTCTTCTGTTTCTCTAGAAAAGTTCTCATGAGTTCCACATGTTCCTTCTTTTCTTCCTTACTCATAATAGGAGCTTTGAAGGTATCTTTAATAATTTGTTGTTGAAGTTCTTCCATCTCTTTGATGGCTTCCCTTACAATCTCGGATTGAAAAAATCCACTCACGATCAAATTCCCTCCTTATCTAGACGTTTTATAGAATTTTCTAACTCCAAACATACCTCATCATCGTTTCCAGCAAATCCTAAGATTTTACCTGAATCTTTAATTTGTTTTTTTACTGCAAGTTCTTCTGGTCCTTCAGTTGACAAAATATTAAAATAAAGATTTTTTGCTTTTTCAACAAAAGCTTTCATGTATCCCACATGTTCCTTTTTTTGTTCTTCAGTTGTATTAGGATCATTGAAAGTATCTTCAATGACTTCCAGAAAAGTTTTAGTACCCAATGGTATGTAATATTCAGTAATTTGTATACTCTTATTATTAGATTCTACAAACTTTTTCATAAGACCAAGAATTTCTAAAAGTCCTTCCATTTCGGATTGTATAATTTCAGTCACAATACGATCTCCTTTAATGTTTGTGTATACTTTTCCTTATCAATATTTAGGAACGACTTGTATTTTTTAACCCGCAAACTAACAGACTCCCATACTGGGTCTAGTAGTTTCTTATCAAATTTCTTTGAGAAATTGAGAATCATATCCATAATCACAAAGGTCTCTATGGATATGGCGTTTTGTAAATACTTTTTGAGAATTTCTGGGTGTGATGAACCTCTGACTTCAAACAACGAATCAAAAGTATCCTTGTGAAGAAACACTTCAGCCTCTGTTTTGAAGAGGTAAAAGAGGCTTTGTGATCTTTTTAACCAGTTTGCGTAATTTTTTTCACCCGACTCAATGATTTCACCGATCCATAGTTTTGAAGGATCATCACATTCTACAAAATTAGCCAAGAAATATTGAAGAATCTCGGCATCAGATTTTTGACGAGACATGCGTTCAAAAAAGTAACGGTCTTTTCTTTTGTTGAACGATTCTTTGGAAGCTCTAGACTTCCCACAATATTGAAAGTAATCGTAGTTTGGTTTAGTGAAATGATTCTTGAATGCCAGGTATGTCTTATATACCTCTATTGGCGTCATCAGAACATCAGTTTAGCACGACTTGTTTTCTTTAGAAAGTTAAGTTGAGTTGCCTCACATTTAATCTTTTCTTTCAGTGGTTTTGAAATCAGCTTAGACACTGATTCAAATTCAATACCATTCTCTTCACAATATGTGACAATAGCTTCAATGTAATTGATTTTTGAAGTAGCAACTAGGTATTCGATGTCCTGAGCAAACTTGGACTGACAAAGAAATTTTTCTTTTATAAGTGAATTTACTTCCTCAGTTGTGTTCTGCATAGGTTTCTGTTTTGTATGTGACAAATTCTCTAATGTATTTGGTAAGAAGTTTAATATAGTGACCCTTGTTTCTTTTTTCATAGACGAAGCATTCTCCATTGTCAGCAACCATAATAGTAATCAGTTTTTGGACTGGAATACCAGTCATTTCATAATACATGCAAGCATATGCTGTTTCCTGGACAAAATAATTTTCAATCCATTCTTCAGGTTTAATTTTCTTTGAAGTCTTGAAGTCAATGACTGCGAGCTCTCCCTCGTACTCAGCGATGCAATCAACTCTACCCGCGAGTCCCAAGTAGTCACTATAAAGTGACTTTTCTAAAGCATGTATATTATTTATACGATCAAGATAAGGCTTTGCTGCAAGAAAAAGGAATTTCGTTACAGGAAGTGGGTTATACTTGTCAAT